ATGAGCAGCACACCAAAATTGTATTTAGAGAAAAGAAAGGATAAAGAGGGGAATCCTATTGTCAAAGATTGCCTGATTAGAATGTACATTACTATTCCCGACGGAAGGGTTGAATATTCGACAGGTATCAGGGTAGATGAAAAACATTTTGTAACAGACTATCTTAAGAAAGGAAAAGATCCCATAAGTGTAAAGGCTCCAAACTTTGGTGAAAATAATGATCGCCTGGCGGCATTGACAACTGAAGCATCCAGGCTTCGCAATTTGATTGCTGCATCAAAGATTCCGATGTCAGTAAAGGAGTTTAAAGAAAATCTCGATCTTGTTCATCGGCCGAAGCGAGCGGAGGTAGTAAAAGACGATACAACGTTCATCGACTATTTGGAATTGTTGATCGCGCAACGTAAATCTGGAGAAAAGACAAAACCAAAAGATGGAGGTATGTACAGCAAGGCCAATATCAGAAAATTGAAATCGTTATTATCGTCCCTCGAGCGTTATCTAAAATACATTAAGAAAAAGGATCTCAAATTTGAGGATATTAATGATACGTTTTATGATCGGTACAAAAAGTTTTGTTACGAGGTCCAAGAAATGCAAATAAGTACGTTTGGTGGAGCGATTAAAGATATAAAAGCGGTAATGGAAGAAGCAAGAAAAGATAAGTTTAATCTCGATAAGCATTATTCCGAAAATAAGTTTGTATCACCCAGCTACGAGTCGCATGCTGTGGCTCTAACATTGGAGCAATTAGATATAATTTATAAACTTCATATTGATGATCCAATTTTGGACCAGGTCAGGGATATGTTTTTAATCGGCTGTTATACGGCTTTGAGATTTTCCGACCTCTCAAATCTAACGATCGATAAATTGGAGGACAATGTAATTAGGCTGACTCAGATTAAAACCGGGAGCCGTGTTACAATTCCTGTATCAAAGAAGATTCATCCAATTTTGGATAAATACGAAAAGTCGTTTCCGACTCTAAAAATCAAACTTCATGATTACAATGTATCTGTAAGGGAAATAATGAAGTTGGCAAACTTTAATTCTATGATTGAAACCAGTGATTCGAAAAAGGGGACAATTAAAAAATACGAAGTAGAGCTCTTTACAAAAATAAGTTCCCATACTGCGCGGAGGACTTATGCTACTATTATGTTTAAACTCAGGGTTCCTACTCTTTTGATTATGGCGGTTACCGGTCACAAGACGGAGGCAAGTTTTTTGAAGTATATCAGGGCCACCAATGAAGATAAGGCTTTCATGATGGCGGAAGAAATGGAAAGACTAGGGCTTTAGTCTTTCCAAATTGCTTAAGCGTTTGTCAATGGACGCGTCAAGACGTTCAAATCGATCCTCGAGAACTTTGATTTTTTCTTTGAGTATATTATTCTCTAAAAGTACTTCTTTGAGATCAGTTGCTATTGTTGCCCGGCCAACATCGTCAACAGTTTGCTTTCCATAGCCATGAAAAAACCATACATAGCTTAATTTATATTTAAAATAAAGTTGCTTTACAATATCTAAAGGTATTGTGTATGCTCCTCGTTCGTACCTCGAAATCAAATCTTGTTTTACCCCTAGAGTATCGGCTAGTTCATATTGTGTAAGCCCTATAGTCTTGCGGAAATCTTTGAAACGTTTTGCTTCTTGCGTCATCTGTTTTGTGTTTTTACAATTTCATACTTACATCAACGACATTATATATTTCTCGAACATCATCTAGGTGAATGTCAAAATCTGGATATAGTTTTTTGTCTTCGTTAAGGGAATGTAGGGTTAATACGCCATTTTCAACATCATGTTTTATGACTTGTTTTACAATGATCCCTTCAGTGTTTGTTACAAATACAAAATAATCCCAAGTATGAGTATGCAATTTGCTTTTCCAATATAGTCTTTCAATGCGACGGCCTGTAACGATGTCTCCATGCCCTAGGCTCTTTCTTTTACCATTGTCCATACTGTCTCCATGAATTTCAAATGAGACATAATGCCCTTTATGAAATTCGTTTACTGTAATAGTGTGAAACGGCAATTCTTCTAAATATTCTTGGTTATCATACCCCAGTAGATAACCGGCTTTTGCTTTCTCTGTGACTAATCTTGTTTTCATTAGGTAACGGCCAGGACTAAGCTCAAAGAAAATATTGTTTCCCTCCTCATCCATGTACTTAATGTCGTCGGAGAATTGGCCAATATATTTTGCGTTTGAGCTCAAGGATACTTTATTATGATCTATTACTTCTTTTGGTTTTTCTCTGTCACCCTCATTGAAAATTAGCCAATTTAAATTTACTGTCGGCAATGCTTCTTCAAAGCGTTTTTTCATTTTCATCCCCAAAGGATAGACTCCTCGTTTTACACGGGAATACGTCTGTTCTGGTATATCAAGAAGTTTGGCGAAATCTCTATTCGTTAAGCCCATCTCTTTCCTGATCACCTCAAAATTATTATTTGGATATTCCATTGTGTTTAAACTTTTGTGTTTTTATCTGTAGTGTTTAAACAATTATATGTAATAATGTTTAATTTTTTACAGCAATAGTCACTCCAAACGATAAAATGTCAGCTTATTACGGTTTTAGGTGCTATTTTGTCTTTAATAAAGTTTAACACTAAAAATTAACATGACAAAAAGTTTATAAAAAGTTAGAAAAAAAGTTAAACAAAAGTTTGACATTTTGGTTTTAATGCTTAACTTTGTTTAACAATTCCGAAGGATTGAAAAAATAGGCTTTACTAAATTAATAGTAAAGCCTGACAAATAAGAGTTTAAATTAATAAACCCGTTAGAGATGACAAATATAAAAAATTCAATTATGGAAATCAAGTCACTTGCATTGAAAAATGATAAGCATCTAGGTGTGCTTCGGGACCAAATGGAGTTTAACAAAGATACCATAGTTGTTAAACAGTATGCTTATATAGATTATGATGTCGTCGGTGGTGGTGCTATATTTTTCTTTGTCCCTCTCGATAAATGGAAGAATGACACTTGGGATGAAAAAGTCGATATGAAAGAAATTTTTATCGAGTTCGAAAAGCAAGTGATTGGTAATAGTGAATTTGATATTTCTAAAGGGGTTCTGATTCGAGAAAATTGCGAATTGATCGATAATAGCCATGAGGCATTTAGGATGGATGAAGCCCTAAAAGAAGCGGAGTATAAAGCAATCGAGTATATCATTGACAGGGGTTAGAGCCTGTTTAAAATTGACAAATAAGAGTAATTAAATAATAAATACAGAAATGAGAAATCAACAGATTCAAAAACTAGCGTTGGTGCTAGCTGACCTTTCAGATATAGGTCACATTAATTCTACGATGAGTTTTGTAAATCTATCTGGTCGTAATTATGTAAATGTCATGGTTGGTGACAGTAATTTCATGATTCAAGGTGATACTGTGCAGGTTTTCGCACCTCCCGCAGAAGTTTCTTTTAGCAAGTTCTTAAATCTTTTAATGTCTGTTACAGATGGGAATTAGGGTTCAGAAATCACTGTGGCCGCTAGATCGCGATCCAGGTAATCCAATGGAGGGATTTAATGAATGGCATTCTTATATAAGGAATGAGCTCAAAAAAACGAAAGTCATCCATGTTAACCCAGTCCTTGAAGAACAAATATCGGATGCAAGAGGTAAGTTGAATACATTGTTAATGGCTAAAAAAATATTGAGAGATGGAAGCAATTGAAATTCATAAGATGCTTTTAGAACCTATAGATTACAAGTTCAGGATTCAATCCATAGGTTTTGGGAAAGCTACTGCAGTGGCATATATCGATGCTCGGCAGTTACAAGATAGGCTAGATGAAGTTGTTGGTTTTCAGAACTGGCAGGTTGCTTACAAAGAGATTAAAGGTAACCTTTTTGCTGGCATCGCTATTAAGATCGAGGATGAGTGGGTTTGGAAATATGATTGTGGTACTGAAAGCAATGTAGAGAAGGAGAAAGGTGAAGCTTCAGACAGTTTTAAACGTGCCGGTGTTATGTGGGGTGTAGGACGATTTTTATATTCTTTGCCAATTCTCATATTAAACACGAAAGAACATATTACAAAAGGGGGTAAAAAGAAAGATTATCCGGTAAACGATAAGGGCGAAATTCTTTGGACTACTGATGATCTTAATTCATACTGCAAAATTTTGAGTAAGCGAGGATCTAAAGGTGTCGAAAATAAACCTTTAAAATCCGTTGATGATGCCATTGCTGAAATGCAAAATGCTAATAATGTTAATCAGCTTACAGCAATTTTCAATGCAAATCAGCATTTGCAGCAGGTAAAACAGTTTTTGGATGCGCTAACAGCAAGGAAAGAGGAAATAAAATTAAAAGTTGCATAATGAACAAATCGTTATTTCATATAAACCAAGAGTATTTACAGCTTGCCGAGATCCTGGAGGATAATGGTGGTGAGCTCACAGAAGAGATCGAAAAACAGCTTACTATTAACAAAAGTGAGCTCGAGGTAAAAGGCGTTAATTATGCCTATGTTATCAAGAAAATGCTTTATGATGCTGAATTATGCGATAAAGAAATAGATCGCTTGACCAAGCTTAAAAAGAGCAAAAAAGGAACCGTTGATCGTCTTAAAAATTCCATTCTCAATGCGATGAATATTTACGGAATTACAAAGATCGAAGGGGAGACTATAAAGATCTCCCTTCGAAATAATGCTTCAACTCTATCTATTAGCGATGAAAAGTTGATTCCGCGAAAGTTCATGGTCAAGAAAGTCGAAGTACAGCCGGATAAAAAAGCGATTAAGGAAGCCTTGAACAATGGGGCTAAAGTTAAAGGAGTAGAGTTAAAAGAATCGAAATCATTATTAATTAAGTAAATACAGCAAAATGAGTAAAGGATTAGCAAAAATCGCGTTAGAAAAAGGTTTGGTGCCAACAAGTGCATTGGTTCATGAATTAGGAGTAACCAAGGAAGCTATTTTCTACTATCGTGAAAAAAATCTCATTCCATTTGTTCAGGTCGGTAAGAGGTATTTTTACGATCTAAAAAAAGTGTTGGAAGCGTTGGGCCAATAATTATGGGACTGATATATTTTGGCTCCGTCAAGGATGGGGCGTTAAAAATAAGAAATAAGAATGCGTTGGTGTTAGATCTTCAATCTTTAGAGGGTAAAGAAATTGAAATCAGAATTTCAAAGAAGAAAAAAACGCGTTCTAATGAGCAAAATCGCTATTACTGGGGCGTGGTAGTTCCGATAGTAAAGCAGGGTTTGATCGATGCTGGATATTCTCGCGAAAAAATAAATAACAGTGAGATTATTCACGAACTCTTGAAAAGTATGTTTTGCCCAAAAGAGGAGCTGATAAACGAAGATACTGGGGAAATACTAGTTCTTCCACCAACGACAACGTCTAATTCTACGTCACAGATGATGGATTATTTTGAAGATATAAAGCGGTGGTGCGCTGAGAATTTAGGAGTTTATATTCCTGATCCGAATGAACAAACTTCTTTATTTGCTGACTAATATGTGAATTTAACATTAAATACATAAATCATGGAGTATACATTGGAAGAAATGCCTCTGGCAATTGGGATGATTTTTTCGGAGCTGCGCGAGGTGAAAAAGGAGTTGGAGCTTTTAAAAAGCCAAAAGGAACCATCTACCAGGTTGCTGTCAACAAAGGAGATTGCGGCTGAATTGGGAGTTTCTCAATGGAAGATAAGGGAGATGACTGCTGAAAAGACCATTCCCCATAAAAGAGCAGGGGCTAAATATCTGTATAGTCTCAATGAAGTTTTAAAATCAATAAATGTAAGTAAAAGACGATGAATAAATCAATTTTAATCGGCAGACTCGGGAAAGATCCTGAAACACGCAACTTTGAGAATGGTAGTGTAACTACATTTTCCCTAGCAACAAGTGAGACGTATAAGGATAGGTCCGGAAATCGCCAGGAGAAAACAGAGTGGCATAATATCTCATTTTGGGGTAAACAGGGAGAGATTGTTGCGAAGTATTTCAAGAAAGGTGATTCGATCCTTGTCGAGGGGAAGATCGCATATAGGGAATATGAAAAAGATGGTCGACGGTGTTTTATCACAGAAATCCAATGTTCCTCATTTGAATTTTTGGCAAAGAGTTCGGTTTCAAATGTCTCGGGACTACCGACAGAAAATGAACCTGGGGATGATGATGATTTACCATTCTAATGGCTGCCGAACGATTATTTAATGCTGCTATTTACTAATTCGAATGGCAGCTTTTTAAACTAAAATAGGACTAAAAATACAAGGCATTCTGTCAAAAGCGTGCAGTGAGAACTTGAAAATAAAAAATATGGAACATCATTTTGATATAGAAGTAGCCAAAAAATTTGGCGTTCATGCGGCAGTGATTTATAAAAATATACAACATTGGTGTTTAAAGAATAGATCGAACGAAAAGCACTTTTATAACGGGGAGTATTGGACATATAACTCTGTCAAAGCTTTTAACGATTTGTTTCCATATCTGACAGAAAGCCAAATTAGAACGGCGATAACTAAGCTTGTTGAAAAAGGTTGGATTGGAGTTGGTAATTATAACAGCTCGAGTTACGATAGAACAAAATGGTACTGTGATTTAAGAAAACTCCATTTGTCAATAAACGCAAATGGAAATGAGATTAATCACGAACCTATACCATATAATAAACCATATAGTAAAACAGATAAAAAAACAGCAGATAGTAATGTGTCGATGGGGTCGACTTTTCAACAAAATAATTTTGAAAAATCAAATTTTGATGATGAAGATCCTAATAACGTAAATGCCGAAATTTTTAAAACAGAAAAAAGTTGCGCGAAAAAAGATAAAGAATTTGGGAAAAAAGAGTTCAGGCAAACCTTAATTGATTTAGGGATAAAGGCCCAATATGTGGATGACTGGATTTCTGTTCGAACGTCAAAAAAAGCTGTTTTCACAGCGACGGCGCTGCAGCTCATTTTTGACGAATGTAATAAATATAATTTTCCGATTGAGGAGGCTATCAAGATGTGTGCCGGCAAAGGTTGGCAAACTTTCAAATATCAGTGGTATTTAAACGAAAATAAAGATGGGACAAATAAACCAGTTACAGCAGGTCAGGACAGACAACAGCGGATTGATGGTGTCAAAAGAATGGGCAGTTTGGCACGACAAATTATCAACGATGCCATTAGTAACGCATCAGCAAGCGATAAATAGCGGATTACCAACTATACGTAAACTTGGAGAAGAGAGTAAAATTGTTTTATCTGCTTACATTACAGAGTTTATTGAAGATGCCTTATCTTTTCTTAATCTGGGTAAAACTATGAGTGATGTTCAAATAGCTCAAACGGTCACTTATTTGATTGAAGATTATCCAAATGTAAATTTGGCCGATTTGAAACTATTCTTCAATCGGTTCAAAAAAGGAGTATATGGGAAGTTTTTTGACCGAATAGATGGGCAGGTTATTATTGAAGCTTTCACAAATTATAATAGCGAGAGGATGGATCTTTTTGAGCAACAAAATCAAAGAGATCATTACAGATCCAAAAGGGATGAAAGAAATAACGTATCTCTCTTTGTTGGCGCTCATCCGGATGTCATTAAGGTTCTTAAAAGTGCTATAGGAGAAAAGAAGTTGTTTGCCCCCGAGCCTCCAAAGCCTAGGGTCAAAACCGAAGCCGAGATATTTCATCAACGGGCATTAAGGCAATTTGATAATCTTTTTAGAAAGTTCGGTGAGCAGGTTTCCTCAGTTCGATTTTTAGTACTTGGAAAAGAACGGTACACCCTTGATAAATTCATTGAGCGCAAGATTTATAATGTTATAAATTCTCAGGTACACGAATAGGGAGAATTTATGCTTCATTTTTGTTAAACAAAATGTAGTTTTTATTTGCGAAATTGTTTAACATTGTTTAATTTTGATTTATCCTTTACAATTAACTCGATAGATCATGGAGAACAGCGTGTTATCAAATGATTTGAGTCTCGAAAGTCAAAAAGATTCAATTTTAAGTTACCTACAAACTGGGAAAAGTTTGTCACCACTTGAAGCTCTTAACATGTTCAATTGTCTACGCTTAGGAGCGCGAATATCCGATCTGCGGAAGGAAGGATATAATATTCAAACCACCTACAATAAAACTGGTAAGAGATACGCAAAATACATACTAATACACTAAAAATGGAAGTAGTCCTTGATAAAAACCGAGTTGAGTCGGATCGAAAAGCATTAAGCGCTAGTAAATACAGTGGGCTTATTAAAAACATGTTGCCAGGAGAACGAGGTTTGTCCAATCTAGCATTGGGAACCCGTTTGATCAATTCGGCAATCCTATTTGAAGAGAATGTTCGAAGTTTTAGCTCTTTTACAACTATAGGCATTAAAACTGCATCCTATGGCGGTATTTCTACCCCGAGGCCTATCGACCTAAAGGAGTTTATGAAAAAGAAATTAGCCATCATCGCTGCTGAGATGGAAGAATTAAATTCTGTTCTTGAACAAACTTTGGTAAAGGGAAAAGGAAAAGCTGAGGTTGTTGATATGGCATATTCGAATATTGCAGTTATCAATCAATTTGTATGTTTGTCGGGAGAGAATCAAGACGAAATTTCGCAGCAGATTAACGAGCGTTTTAAAAAGATTTTTGAGAAATAATATGTTAAAATCACATGTTTTACATAATTCAACAATTAAGGTCAAAACTGGATCATGTCCGACTTGTGATAACGGGAAGAAAGTGCCGATTATTGGAGGATTTTGTTCTTCTCACTACTGGCAAAGCAGATCAAAATCACCCAAAAAGAAGGAGCAAAAGCCGATTCGTCGCGTGAGTGCTAAAAGATCCAAGGAAAACGTTCAATACCTTAAAGTTAGATTGGAGTTTCTCAATGAAAATCAAACATGTAAATGTTGTGGCGCCAGTGCGACTGATGTACACCATTCAAAAGGGAGACTAGGGGCATCATTAACCGATAAGGCGTTTTTCGTGGCTTTATGTCGTCGATGTCACGACAAAGTGGAGAATAACCCAATTTGGGCTAAAGAACAAGGTTATTCACTTAATAGATTATAACAAAATGAATGAGTCAAAAATAAAATTAAACACATTTTACTATGAATACGAGGCTGGGGTAAATAACTTAGTTTCGTTATGTCATGGATTAGCGAAAGATGCTGGTTGGCACGATAACCCTCGGGAAGTAGGAACTATGCTAGCATTAGTGCATTCAGAAATATCTGAAGCAATGCAGGGATTTAGAAAAGATTTAATGGATGATCATTTGCCTCAAAGAAAAATGGCTGAGGTAGAGCTTGCAGATGCTGTTATAAGGATTTTCGATTTAGCTGGACAACAAGGTTTTGATCTTGGGGGCGCACTCGTAGAAAAGCTTGTTTATAATACGAAAAGAACTGATCATAAGAAGGAGAACAGAGAAAAAGAAAATGGTAAAAAGTTCTAATGGAAAAAGTAACAATTGGAATAGATCCTGATAAGATAGAGAATGGATTCGCCGTCTATCATAAAGGTAATGGCGCCTTATTTCTGTGTCAATGTGATCTGTACGATACTTTTAACAAATTACTTTGGTATAACCTTCGTTATGAAGTTAAGGTACGATTGGAGGCTGGGCATACTGTCCGCCAATATTGGCAACGTCGGACTGTTGGTACGGCTAAGTCCGTTGGAGAGAATAACAATGTTGGTTATCAACTAGAGCGATTTTTGATTAAAAATAAGATTAAACACCAATTAGTGAAGCCATGTGGATTGAGTTCTTATACACATGAAATGTTTTGCAAGATCACCAATTGGGATATTAAAAAACTTACAAACCCCGAAAAGCGAGTAGCTGGATTGCTCGCTTATAAACATTAATCATAATGGAAAAGCGATACACATCATTTGCACTGGCATATTTGAAAGAAAACCACTTTAATATCTTCAAAGAAATTGAGAAGGCATACATACCAGAGCTATCGGAAATTCAGCGTATCGCGGATCGGTACTGTGAATATATGGGGATTTCTATAGAGGATCTTCGCAATGTCCGCTATGGTAAGATGTTAAACTTAAGATATAAGCTAATAGGGGCTATATTATGGCTTTATCAGCCAGGTAAGATCAATTGTAAAGAGAGGTTAGATATTACTCTGGCAACAGAACTTAAACAATTGTTAGACCTAAATACCCCAAATTTAAATACAGCTGTCAAATGCGCTGTAAATCTATTCTATTATACTGAATTTAAAGTAGATGTGATTCAATTCTGCAACAATTATAGACTTATTAAATAGCTTTTGTTTAATATTTGTTTAAAAAATGTTTGATTTTTCTTTGATATTAATTTAATACTATTTAACTTTGTTTAACAAATAAGAGGAAACAGTATTAATAAACGCAAAGTTAGAGAACATGAAAACTTTATTATTCACTATTGCCCATCGGGTAAAATCAAGTTTTGCAACATTTTCAGAAGCATTGAAATATGCTTGGAAAATCATTAAGCTTAAATCTAAGCTTTCAAAAGAGATCGTTTCATTCAAATACAAAAAGGTAGATGGATCTATCCGCTCGGCCGTTGGTACGCTTAAAAGCGATATGCTGCCAACTGGAAAAGGTAAATCATCTAGCCCAAGTGTAATGACCTACTTCGATGTTGAAGTAAACGATTACAGATGTTGTAAGATCGAAAACCTAATTTTTTAACCGTTTACTATGATTAATTGGAAAAAAGTAGTTCGTGGTATTGCCCTTGGTTACCTACATGGTAATTATTCCAAACAGTTTGTAAAGAACTCTAAAATAGATAAGGTAACCAAGAGAAAAGATAGCAAGGTTATCTATAGGGCATATTATTGGAACGGATCAAATGGTGAATTTATGATTCAAATAAATACTCGAAGAAAAACCATAGAGCATTATGGATGCTATTCAAAAAACAGAGGAATAGATGCTGAAAAGCTGATCAATTTCAATATTGATAAATGGTCTGAAAATTTAATATCATAAGGTAATGGGACATTATAATTTACACTTTACAGATCGTGAAGCAGCTCAAAATTGGGCTGACAACTATGGTGGTCAATTTCATGATAATATGCACACACGTGGTGAGGATAGTGGGACAAACTTTACAGTAAGAGAAGAATACGACGATGATGGTACACCATTTACTCAAACGGTATTCGATCACCATAGTATTGTTTATCATCCGGTACATGGAATAGGTTATGTTCAAGGAAAAACATATGATAATTGGATTCAAGTTATATTTCCTAAGGAATGGACTGATGATTCACAAGACTCAACATATGCTAAGGTAATAGATATTGACCTTAACAATAACAGACTATCATTTAAGTCGGATATGTTCACTCAAGAACGTTGTGATAGAAAATATTTAAAGTACATCGAGGATAATCCTCATTGGTATTTATAACATGGAAATTAAAGCAAAATTAACCACTATACTCAATCGCTTAAAAAACTTCGTCATACCTGACTTAGAAAGCGAATACGTAGGCTACGAAAAGGGCTACAATGATGGCTTTGAATATGCCACTAAACTTTTCGATGTGGCAATTCAAAAGGAATTTGGTAAGTATGTCCAGATCGAAGAAAACAAGTCGATGATCATCCGCGAGAAAGACAAAGAGATCGCGCAATTGTCGGGATTTTTATTGAGTAAGCAACGCTATATCGATCATCTTGAAACGATCTTAGAAAACGCATCATTTAAGGGCTTGAGTACTTCGAAAATGAAAAAGGTTATCTATCTAATCGCTCATGCTTCAGGTAGGTCGTATGAAGTAGTTAGAGGTCAATTGTCGGACATTTTAGAAGGAAAGGCGGTGAAGAATGGATAGGCAAATAAAGTTCCGAGCTAAGCAATTGCATGGTGTTCGAAAAGGTGCTTGGTGGCATGGATACTTTTCAAAAGATGCCACTGGTACAGCGTATATAACCACTTTAGATGGTATTGACACAGCTATTGTTGATGAATCAACTTTAGGCCAGTTTGCCGGACTGCTCGACAATTATGATAAAGAGGTATATGAGGGGGATATATGTCGCATTATGATGCGAAGAAAATACGGACATGAGAAAGATGGTTTATCGCGTCCGCTTGGCCCTGTAGAATTCAGCAGAATATCTGTTCGTGATGAAAGTTTATATGTATTCGATACTTTCAATATCAAAGGTACTTCATTGCATTATCTAGCATCAATGGAACTGGAAGTCATCGGCAACATTCATGAACAGAGCGAAGTGCCAAATTGATAACTGGCTATTATCAAGTAATTAGAGTAGCTTAAAAAGCATTAAAATTAGACTATTATTTACATTTGAAGGGTAGGGGTATACCTACCTTTCTATCAAAAAATTGATTATGAAAGTATTAACATTAAGCATCAAACAAGAGTTCTTTGACCAGATCAAAGCAGGTACTAAAACATTCGAAGAACGTGAAATCAGGCCGAATAATGTAACCAAGTATTGTGTTTTGGATGACGAGGGTTATGTTGATGAAATCGACGGTAAACCGATCACGGTCAAGTATGATGCGATCAAGTTTCTGACTGGGGCATACAAAGGTAAACGCCCAAGTATGCTAGTTGAGGTAAAAGACTGCTCGGTCATCATATTGACAGATGAAGAAGCAAATGACATTATTTACCTGGATAAAGGGGAAGAATATATTGCATCAATCATTAGATACGAGTTGGGTGAAATATTAGAACAGTAAAATTGCAATTATGAGAAATCGGATCAACAGAAATACCGGTATTTCAAGTAACGTCAACGGTGCCCGTAATATCTACACGGTAGCCCGTCGCGGTCGAAATGCAGGTAGTACCGCACAGCAGTACGGTAATCGAAGGCAGCGTTATGGTGACATGCGTCGAGCATTTGGAATGGCAGGTGGTTAATAAGATTGACCATACAAGAGAAGTAATTAACCTTATCAGTCAAAAAACTGATAGGGTTATACTTTTTTATAGTGGTGGAAAGGATTCCATCATGCTGCTCAACCAGGTGGCCCCGAAATTCAAAGAGGTAGTACTTGTTTTCATGTATTTGGTGCCAAATCTTAGACACGTCGATATTTATTTGAAAGATGCCTTGAACCGATACTCAAATGTAAAGCTGATCCAAAAGCCGCACTGGATATTGACATATATACGCAAGTCTGGTAATTATTGTATTGCCGATCCAAAGGTAAAGCTTAAAAAGCTGAAGGATGTCGATGACGAGGTAAGAGAGGAAACGGGTATCGAGTATTCAATCTTTGGCATGAAGAAAGCCGATAGTCTCAACCGCCGGTTAATGCTGCAAGGGTATGACATAGAAGCGATCAACGAGAAGACTAATCGCGTATATCCTCTATCCCTATGGACCAATAAGGAGGTATTGCGTTTTATTCGGGATAACAATCTTCCAAATCCTATCGCTTATAATAATAAAGCGAGTTCAGGGGTAATGTTGGAAAAAGATTGCTTTGAGTATCTGCAGAAGAATTACCCGGATGATTTGGAGAAGATCTATGATGCCTTTCCAATGAGCAGAGTCATTTTATTTGGCAAGTAATATGTGATTTTAACATTATTTACATAGTGAGCAAAAGCAAATTTATAACATCGGAATCCATAGAGATAAATCGTTCTCAGATAGAGCCAGCGAAGTATAACCCCCGTAAGATATCCGAGGAAGCAAAGAAGAAGCTTAAGGCGAATATCAAGCGCATGGGAGTGATGGGGGGAATCGTTTGGAATAAACGGTCTGGTCGTCTTGTTGGAGGTCATCAAAAGCTAATGATTCTCGATGAGCTCCAAAAGTACGACCGAGAAACCAAAGAGAACGATTACACAATACGCGTAGAGGCTGTTGATCTATCGGACCAGGAGGAGATCGAGCAAAATATATTCCTCAATAACAAAAATGCCCAAGGAGAGTTCGATAATGATATTCTTTCAACCTTACTAAACGATATTGAAGTAAAGAATACCGGATTAGATGACTTTGATCTTAATCTCTTAGGCTTTGAGCTACCAAGCTTCGAAATTGATGAGGTGGAGCCTGAACCGTTAGAGGAAATCAAACCTAAATCCAAAGAGGAGAAGAAAGAAGATATCAAAGCCAAGAAAGAAGCATCAACGGAAAAGGCGGTAAACACTGCTCGGGAAGGAAACACCTATGTTATGCTTTCATTCAACGATTACCAGGGAAAAGAGGAGTTCATGAAAAGGTTCGATTTAGACTCTAATGCCAATGTTATAAGTGGCGACGACTTCGCTGAACAAATTGAAAGGATATACTAAGTAAAAAGGAAACTATGGTAAATGACATTTCTCCATTATGCGATAATTGCAACAAAGAATCAGGGTTGGAATGGAAAGGAAGCACAGGGGCAACTGGTGCCCATCTCAATAGTATAGGTTGGATTTATAAGAATGCTTTCCTTTACACAGGTGAAAACACACCATTGGCATTTTGTTCTAAAGAATGTTGTAAGCATTACTATGAGACTGTTCTAAAAGTTTCAAAGGAAAAGTCTGATAGGGTAAGTAAAGTAATCGCAGAAGCAAGGGAAGCGTCATTGAAATCGGTACCTGAAATGGTCGAAAGAATCAACAGATTTTCAAAGGCTTTAAAAGGAAGGAAATAGTTATGGCAAAGCCTAAGTATGATTACGAAAGCGACGAGTTCAAAGAACGGATAGAAGAACTTGCAAGGAGGGGCTACACGGACAAAGAGATAGCGCTTGAGCTTGAATTGAACCCGAATTATTTTAGTGAGCTGAAGAATAACAATGACTGTATATCTGAACCACTCAAGCGCGCGAGGGCAAAAGTGAATGCCACGGCCCGTCAAAAGTACCTTGCTCTCTCCATGGGTCTTTTGAAGAAAAAAACAGTTACTCGTAAACTCCCTTCCAAATTTGAGGAAGATTCTTACATAGATCCTGATGGACTGGTCGTATACGAAACGATTGAAGAGTTACCTCCCGATAGAGCAGGACTCGAAAGATGGCTTTATAACCATGATGAGGATTGGAGAAAAACGATTAATGACAGCAAGCGCTTGGACATTACCTCCGACGGAAAAGAGATCAATGCAAACCCATTAGTTTTTGTCTCCGCGAGTGAATTGTCGGAAGATCAGTTACAAGGATTGATAAAGGCGCAGATAGGAGAGGATATAAATGCCGATAGCAGTAACGACACAGGTTCATGATGAGCTGGTAGCAGCTTATAACCAAAGAAAGTATAATGTCTTCGTAATGGAAGGAAGTTCGCGGAGCTCCAAGACGTACAGCATTATCCAATTTCTAATCAAGTACGCAACACTGAACAGGGGAACCCGAAGACGTGTTGCTATCTGTCGTTTGAAAGGCACATGGCTAACGGCAACTGTTCTCCATGATTTTATAAATGTCTTATCGGCCTATGGTCTATACAATAAAAGGGATCACAATAAGACTAGTAAAATTTACACGCTCTTTGATACTGAGTTTTGGTTTATGGGACTGGATGATCCACAAAAGGTTCACGGTTTCGAATCCGACATATTTTGGATTAATGAGGGGATCGAGGCAGGCTACGACGATTATGCTCAATTGATGCAGCGCTGTAAAGGTTTTGCCATCATCGATTATAACCCATCGGAGACTGAACACTGGATTTATGATCGTATTTTGAAACGGCCTACTACATGGTACAGCCATAGTACTTTCCGTAAGAATCAGTTTATCTCTCCAAATGCTAAAGCACAGATCTTGTCTTACGAACCGACTGAGGAGAATTATATCGCCGGTACCGCAGACGAAAGAAAGTGGAAGATTTACGGACTTGGCCAACGTGCAAGCTTAGAAGGAATCGTATTCGAGCAAGGCAAACACTGGGAGATGATCAAAGAGATTCCAGACTGGGCTAAAAAGAACCACCGTTTCGGTTTGGACTTCGGGTATACCAATGACCCTACGGCAATAGATGAGGCATACTGGGGAGAAGGTAACGGCAATATTCGTTTCATCAATGAGATATGCCATCAGACAAATACCATCAATCCCGAGATAGCGACGATCATCAAAATGAATGGTCTAGGTCGTGTCAAAGGCTATGCGGATAGTGCTGAGCCTAAGAGTATCGATGAAATTAATTTGATGGGTGTAAATCTTCATCCAACGCAAAAGTTCCAAGGTAGTGTTGTTGTTGGTATCGACATTTTGAAACGGCAAAAGCTTTATGTCACCGAAAGGAGCATAAACACTATCAAGGAACTTAAGATGTACACCTGGGCACAGGATAAAAACGGGGTTTGGCTAAATCAACCTGTTGCCGGCAATGATCACCACATTGACGAGATAAGATACATCGGATTAGCGGAATGGGGCCAAGAAATGACACCAGAGGTAAAAGAAAAAACAGCAAAAGCAATGTCAAGTTTACGGCGTGGCGGACGAAGAAATATAAGGAGATCGGCATAATGACAATAGAAGAGCTAAATAAAAAGGACAACTTCAAAGAGGCTAAACAGTACTTTGAAAAGAACGAGCGCATCGTCGAATACAACAAAAAGAAATACAAAATTGAGGAGATTCTAAAAGAATATGATCCTCTCCAACATAAAGTGACAGACAGGCGCTTTAGGCCCGATAAGATCCTTTCAGAAGATGGCGAACAGTTCGTCAATGCTATAAATTACGAGGAAGCTGAAATGGCTGCGCGCAATGGTGTGCAAACCTCAATAGATTATTCGCTCGCCTTAGTCAACCGTCTCCCTCTTCCGGTCCAACAAAGGATCGTTCTCGTTGCAGCAACTTTCCTTGTTGGTGAACGAATAAATATTGAATCCAATGCTGAAGGCAAGGGAAAGGATTTAGAGCGCCTTTGTCGCAAAGTATGGGATGACAATAAGCTTGACTACGAATCGAAGAACATAGCAGAGCTAATGATGTCTGAGACGCATTGCGCTGAGCTTTGGTACGATTACATCGATACAGAATATTGGAAAGGCACAATATTGAAAGCTTCAACAAAGAAAATAGGTGTGATGATTCTTGCGGAAAGTAAAGGTGACAAACTGTATCCCATATTTGACGAGTATCAAGACCTGGTTGCATTCGGGCGGGGATATAAGGTTAAGGTCGATCATAAAGAGGTTGAGCATTTCGATTATTACACTAAAGACGTCATCATCAAAGGTGTGATGGAGGGCAACGAATGGAATACCACACAGCAAAAGAATCCATACGGTGCTATCCCTGTCGTATACTATTCCCAGGATCGACCAGAGTGGGCAAATGTCCAGCCGTTGATTGAACGGAAGGAGACAAGGTTCTCAGACTTTGCCGACACCAACGATTATTTTGCTGACCCTGCCCTTGTCGCTGAGGGAGAAGTCGAAAATCTTCCATCAAAAGGCGAAGTGGGCAAACAGTTCCAGGTGAGGAATGGTGGTAAGATCAACTACCTAACGTGGGACAGCGCTCCCGAGTCTACCAAGATGGAATTTGAAATGTTAGACCAAGAGATATTCGCGAATACACACACACCTGACATCTCCTTTGGTACAATGAAGACTTTGCTGGGTAATCTATCCGGCATTGCGCTCAAGCTCCTTTTCATGGACGCTCAGATCAAAGCAAGCAAAAAGCAAGAGTATTTCGGAAAATGTATTCAGAGACGTTTGAATCTGATCAAAAAGATTGTAATGTCTTTGTCGCCGATGGAGTTTGTGAACGTCGTACTTGAGCTTAAGCCTATATTCAAAAGCTTTATGCCTGTTAATGAAGTAGAGTATAATACCATGCTGATAAATGCTTTTAATGCTGGTATGATCTCCAGGAAGACCATGATCGAAATGTCAACTTTGGTAAGGAATGCTGAGGAAGAATTAAAGGAGGTTTTAAGTGATCTGGAAGCAAAAGAGAAAAATATTAAACATAATAATGTGAATTTAACATAATTTACATAAATTAGAGTTCCAATATGATATGTGTTATTTTTTTGTGTTTAGGCCGTCTAAAGTGATTTAGGCGGCCTTTTTCATATCAGTAAAACAAAAAGTTAGAAAAAAGTTTGATTTATATTTTGATTTATGGTTAACAGTGTTTAACTTTGTGTAACAAATAAGAGGAAATATATTAAACATAGTTATGGATCTTAAATCAACAACAAATCTTGATTATAGAGTTAGCACAATATTGCTTCCATCTGGTGAATTTGAAACAATGGTTTTCGATCCAAGAATTGAGGATGAATGTGAGTGCATAAGATCGAAGACAGCAAAGAGAGCAGAATCAACTCATAATAAGATGGAGGCGAAATATACAGCATCTGACGAAGTAGTATCATTAGCTAAGTATATTAATATTGCCAATGATGAAGCGCAGAAAGATGCTGAAAGTGAGGACGGCGGAACGTGCAACCTTGATAGCCTAACTATTGATCTTTCTGAGAAATCAAAGAAATTTATAGATCACCTTAAATTGATTTGTAGATTTTCTATTGATAAGATTGAGTCAAAGATGTGGAAAGGAAGCTATTTTGTGGGTATACGTTTAAGTGGACAAGGAAACAGGCGATCAAGGATGGTCGATAGGGCAGACGCTTATTTAAAAAGTCAAAACGTAGATAGTAGTGTATATTATCAAATGGATTAAATCCCAATAGCGAGAAGCAAACGACACGTAGTCGGTTGGGAAGCCGAAAGGCTAAAATATAGGCCGAATGGTGTGTAAAGAGATTTTGCAACGGGTCGGGATACCACATGAAACAAAGGTCTTAAAATGACGGCTCGGAAAGACGAGCAAACGGTCTATTGGCTCAGTTGGTTAGAGTGCTCGGTTGTCAGCCGAGAGACCACGGGTTCGAATCCCGTATAGACCGCGAAAGATTGTTCTTTGATAATATAGCCATTGGTTGGTGAATGTAATGATTCCGAGATGCAGAGTAGGAGTCCAACCGATGGTTTAAAAACATAAAGCAAGGTGGCGCAAATCAAACGCATGTCACGATGTGAGAAGCTGTCACAAAAGGCAGTACACGTATTGAAATTGACGAGAACCAACAACTGCAATCCGAAAGGCGCGCGTGTGATGCTAATCAATAGAAAGTAGGTGAACGGTACTTGCAGGTAAGCAATCCTGCCCTTGCTTTGAAATTGGAGCGGTGGCGAAACGGTAAACGCAGCCTAAAAGTAGCATAAAGTTGAAGAGATAGCATAGGTCTCAAATGTTTTGCAGGTTCGATTCCTGCTCGCTCCACTCTTTTCATAAAATAGGTTAATATATGGCTAACCGAGGGGATCGCCCGGTCCCTCTCGGTTTTTAATTGGGGAAGTAGCTCAGCGGCTAGAGCGTGACGGTGCAAACGGCAAGGTCGGTGGTTCGAATCCATCTTTCTCCACTCACAATTAAATTTGTTCTTTAAAATGAGAAAATTAGGTTATCTATTCGCGCTATTCGCGCTTGTGCTATCATTCACTTCTTGTTATGATTTCAGTCGTGAACAGGCTTTAAAAGATGCGGAAAACAAAGGAAAGGCCACATTGGTCGAATCTGAAAACTCCAAGAAAGCTTTGATCGAACAGGCAAAGGCTGAAAATGAAAGCGCGACACTCCAGGCGGAAGCTAAAGTAAAAATTGCAAAGGCCGAAGCTCAGGCAGAGATTGAGCGAGCAAAAGGAGTAGCTGAAGCAAACAAGATCATTGGGGAATCGCTTCGAGGAAATAATGAATATCTCCGGTACTTACAGATTGATGCAATACGAGGTTCCAAAGGTGAAAAGATTTACATACCAACGGAGGCGGGTTTACCCATCATAGAAGCGAGGAAATAATGAAAGCTACAATTCTTTTGATAATGGGATTGGTTGTTGTAGTTCCAGTTGGTATTGTAGTATATAGAGAATTGTGGCGATACCTCAAAAACAAATAGGTGGTCGGAAGGATCATCTAAAAAGCGCCCGTAGCTCAGTGGTGGAGCAGGACACTCATAATGTTCGGGTCGTTGGTTCGAGTCCAACCGTGGCGCACAAATACTTTTCATAATTTGGGTTTATAATTGGTTGTACCGTGGGGTTGTCTCCCAAACACCTCACGGTTTTTTTATTTGAATAAATTAAATGATAGATATTTTATATGTTTACTTCAAATTATCCCATGTTAAATTAAGTACTAAAATTTATGAAAAAGAAGAAATATGATCTCACATCAATTTTTATTATAGTTTTAATCTTTGCGTTTCTTTATAGCATATTTATATTTACTTATTCTTTATTCAAAATAGAGAAATTAAGTTTTAGTCACCAACTCGACTTTGCTAATATGGATAAGTATTCTTCATATCTACAAGGTATTGTTGGCCTTTTTCTTAATTTAGTTACTATAATACTTGTTTATAGGACTTTTAAGCAGCAGGACGATTTTATAATCGAGCAACGTAACGAAGCGATTAGTTCTAAAAAATCAGAGGTTTTTTTTCCTAACAAAGAATTATATGTTATTGACCAAATTGATTCAGGGCAATGGTTAACTTTTTTTGATGATGAAAAAATGCAAAATAAGACGATTAAAGCAAAGGTTTTAAATATTGGGAGAAGTAACTGCAAAAATTTAAAAATAGAATGGGAATATGAATTGGAGAGAATATTTGAATTAATTGATGAGCCAGGAATAAACTTTTTACCAGAACATAAAAGAGCATATAATATCAATATTAATAGCTATCGATGTACTATACCGGCAAAAAATGAATTTCAAGTGAGAGAAAATATTGATTATTTATTAACATTTGATAATATGTCTACAGGACGCGACTTGAGATTTCCTGTTGAATATTTAGAGCTTTTTATTTTTTATTGGCAAAAAATGCTATACAGTGACAAGACATTCGATGGTTTTAAATTAGGGTCAAATGATTGTTTTGTTCCATTAGTCTTGAAAGTAACATATGAAGATGCTGTTAAAAAGAACAATACTGATCTCTATAGTGTTGATTTTTCTATAAGACATTTTTATTCTAAAGACCCTGAAAATCCTACTCCTGTAAGTGTAGAATTTCACAAAATGTAATTACAGTTTACAAATCTCCCAGCATGGGGTGATGTTTGGCGATATTTGTATATTGGTGTGTTAGCTTTGTATTTTATGGAGAAATCATATATTGAAAAGATTAAAATTGTCTTAGATTCATTTATTGACGAAACAAATGATTTAGGAATTTACCAAACTCCCAAATCACTTTCCAGCAAAATTGGTGGTAATAGAGATCAAGGAATACCTATTTCAAGCATCTTATTGGACATGAAGAATTATGGTCTACTTGAAAGTGATTCGCATGTAGTTTTAACAGAAAGACTGTTTTTCCTTACTGCAAAAGGCCGGCAAGTGGTTTTGTTTGATGGTATAGAAATTTTTTTTAAAGATATTGCAGCGAAAGAAGAATTAGAACTAAAAATACTCAAACAGACTAACCAAAGCTATAAATTAAATACAATTCAGTTTATAATTACTGCAATTCTTGCTTTAGGGACGATAGGCAGCCTACTCATTCAATGGCGAACATTTGAAATGGAAAAAGTAAAAACTGAATTGGAAATAAGAGATTTAAAGTCAAAATTAGACTCTGTTCAAAAGCCTATTATAAAGAACAATAAAAGGTAAAAAAAAGATACAAAACGATTTGAAATATCAAAACATTTTGTATCTTTGTGTATGGTTAAATTGTTAATCAAAATCAAGGGTTTTAGCTTGAAAGTGACGATTTCAAGCAGAGCGGTGAAGAGAGTCCTTAAGTGGATAATCTTCTAAAAAAGCCTTGGGGGAACTAGGTTTCCCCAACCTTGGTTTGATAACGTTATTACAAAGATATGAAAAAATTGTTTGAGATGTTTAGACGATTGAAAGCTGGGGAGGAGTTTGAATTTGAGCTCACCTTGGAGTGGTATGATTTGTTAGCGATTTCCTTTGTTGTCTTGGGAGGAATTGCTAGTTTTATTTTATGGAAATAAAAGGAACTAAAGAGGCATTTGTCCAGATGTTATCGGAGCGAGGCGTTTACAAGAAGCTAGGCGTTGATCGATCTACGGTAGCAAACTGGAAAACCTATCTTAAAGAGGGGCGTTCAATTTCCTTGGATAAAATGGAAGAAATGCTTTTGAAATACGGGGCGAGTGTGGTCCAGGAGAAGGTTTGGAAATTTTAAATTTGAAATCCCCCAGCACCGTGCGATGTGTGGGGGATTTTTATATTGTTAATGATAAAGTATTTGAATCGCTCCTGTTGGATCACAATCATACATTCTGTGAAAGTTCTCAATCAATCTTTTAGCCTCCTCGCTTCCAGAAACAACTGTAATGCCAACATTTCCCCATCCAGTGGTTGCATGGCTACCCCAATAAAGTGTTAACTCAATTCTAGTGCCTTTAACTTCAGCGTGAATAATTCCGTCTGAGTGGTCATTAATGCAATCCACTGTTGCTGCGCCGATAGCAATATTCTCATCAACTTTAAAAGTAACATAACGTCCTTCGGATAATAATGCAAGATTAGTTGGTTCTCCAGCAGATTTAGAAGTAATTTTTTTTCCTATCACTTTTGATCCGTCAATAGTGATATTGTCTGCTGAGAAAGAAACGCCGTCGAAAACAACCTCTTGCTTTCCTTTTTGTTGCGCATAAGTCGCTGTAATCATAAATAAGGCGACAAAAGATAAAAATAATTGTTTTAGCATAATATTATATTTATTTAAATTAATTACAAATAAAAGTAAATTTTACGATATAAAAAATAAAAATATATGAAATGTGATAAAAGTTAATTAATGCTTTAATAATGCGTTAATATTCAATAGCTTGTTTAGTATATAGATGATTACGCATATTACATTTGCTTATCTTAGATAATATCTCAACTTTTTTCTTTCTCCAATCTTTTCCTTAAGTTTGTGTTAACATACACATATTATGAAAAGATTTTTTCCATTTATATTAGCTGCTTCCTTGGCTGTTACCGGCTGTAGTAAGAGTGATGTTTCTGGTGAGACTGAAAAACCAATTCAAGAAGTTAAAACAGGTACAGATATTCGAGATAAATACGTGTCATTAATTCCAGACTTGGTGAAATATCAGCACTTTGCAGAAGGGAGTACACTAAATTTTAAATACAAAACAATTGCAGCTTTAAGAGGTACTGATGTTTTTATTGCATATATTGATGATTCTGGAAGATTGTTCTCAACAACAAGTTTTAAAATTGATTCTAAGTTCATAAATAAGATTGGTCAACTTGGATTTACAGTCGATGGTACAGCAAAACCTAGTGATATTGCTTCTTTGATGTTTTTAGAGAAGTTAAATCCGATTGGGCCAACAGGAAGCCCCATGCCTGCATTTTACTCCATTGTTTACCCATACAATGATAAACTTGTTAATGTCGGCATTGATGTTTCAAATTTAGATTACAAGTTTATTTCCTACATGAATTTATCTTATAAAACATTCTATTGCTATAATGGTACTTGGTTTTTGAGTTTTTATAAAGATACAGGCGCTCCGCTTTTGCAAAATACAGAAATACCTCAAGATTTTTTAATGAAATCAATCACAGCATATTATTTTGAGGAGAACAGAATGATAGTCCTTTACAATGAATCGGGGAATATTATAGTAAAATGTTTTCCTACAAAACGCCCGAAAGATTTAACGGCTCCTCTTTGGCAAAATATGATCAATGGTTACGGTTATTTGGGCGAGAAAGGGATTGAGATTACTGATGATGATAAAAACTTAATCATCAAATTGAAAGAACCTAAAATAGAATACAAATACAGAAAATCGGACGGACTGATTGTTCGATAAAATCTTTATCTCCATTCGTATTTGATAATCCCCAATTATCAATAAGATAAGAACTATATTCCTACTCAATAGAAATTGAATACAGTTCTTTTGTATGTAAATATGTTATAATCACATAATTTTCATATGAAAGAAAAGATATTGTCAGCCTTAAAAACTAAGTATAAAAACCTAGGGTTTGGGGAGAAAGCCTTTTCGGGGGTGGCCGATTATTTAGCTGCAACCGTAACGGAGGAAGATCAAATTGAAACCGCCATTGGTGGGGTCGAAAATTTGCTGAAAGCTTTTCAGGGAGATATTGACAACCGAGTTAATACGGCCGTAGCAAAAGCCAAAGCAGAAAAAGGGGGCGACTCAACGCAACCAGATAAAAAGGAAAATCCAGGTGAAGGAAATGAAATGTTGAAGTTGCTCCAGGAGATGCGACAAGAAATCACAACATTGAAATCTGAAAAGCAGCAAGAAACATTAGCTCAAAAATGGGCTAAAGCCGTATCCGACAAGGGTATCAAAAATGATAAACTTCGCGATAAATGGCTCCCAAAATCAGAAGAAGAGTTTGAGGATAGTTTGAATGATTTAGTCGAGTTCAACAAGACTATTTCAGTTCAGGAGGCCAATAATAATTCTACTGGAAAACCTGCTGGTTCCGCTTCATCTGATAAAGTTTCCAAAGAAGTACAATCGAAAATTGATGGTTGGAAGGGGACGAAAGAAACCGCAAAAGAAAGTTAGAAATGAAATCAATTACGTCAACTGTTTACGGGGGAAGTATCCCTGTTTTCCAAATTGATGACGCTACTCGCTCCGTACAAGGTGGTTTTACCTTGGACAAATCAAATGTTTCCGTTGGAGACACTATCGGGCGTGCTACTGTCATCCAATTTGATGAGGCGAATCGATCAGCTAAAGTCGTTAAAACGGCTCGAGTGGTTGAGAATGCCACAGCCTCGGCAACGGCTTATAAAGTTGCTAAAGGTAGTTTATTCGCGGTCGGTGGAAAGTTCGGAGGTAAAACAATTGCCTCTTTCGATAAGACGGATGCCAATTTCGATTTGGTGACTGTAGATGCGACAATCGGTACCGCTCAAAAGGTGGGTGATGTGATCGTGGAAGATGCAACCAACGAATTTGTTGCATTAAACTACTTAGAATTCAAAGTACACGACGGAGATAACGAAGTAACTCTATTACAGTCGGGCACTGTTTACGAACGCCGTACCACCGGTATTGGCCCTGTTCTAGGAGCTAAAATGCCTCGTGTTATCCGCTCACAATCTTATTAATAGAAAATGGCAGAACAAGAAAAATTAGATGGGTTCCTGGCACAATTGCAAGTGCCCTTAGATGTGATCCTCGAGCGAGTGAAAGCGGAGTTGAAAACGCCATTGTGGTTCACAAAATACTTTGCTTTTGCACCAAAGCAAGTCTCCTTGGATTTCGCCACTATTTTCAGTGACGAAACTATCGAGGAAATGGCTGCAGTAATCCATGACGGCTCCGAAATCCCTTTGATGGGGAAAGATGCCCTTGGTAAACTACAAGGGGAAATGCCGACTATTGCCATCGCTATCGATATGACCGCAAAAGAGTATCGGGATTTAATCCAATTGCAGGCGTTGGTAAATGTCAACGATCAAACAACGTTCAATGCTATCCTAGATAAGATCTATGAGAAAGCGGAGAAGGTTGCGAGCTCCGTTTTACGTCGTATCAACGGAATGGCATTGCAAGCGGTATCAACTGGTACAATTATCCTCGATACCAATAATAACCCCAATGGTGTAAAGTGGACTTTGAATCTTGGTATTCCAGCGGCGAACATTCGCAAGGTTGCTAAGAAATGGAGTGATCCAACAGCAAAGATTTTAACCGAAATCAAGAAAACTAACAAGGAGTTCCGAGACAAAGGTAAGTTCCTTGAAAAGATCTTGGTACACGACACTTTGTTTGATCGCATTCTCGATAACGACGAGATCAAAGCAGGTTTGAAGCAAATCATGAAGCTTTCAAACGACGTTAGCGTGGACTTTTTGACTACTGAGGAATCAGTAAACAAGATGATGCGCCAATTGCGTTTGCCATACTTCGAGATCGTGGAGGCTGTTACTCCGGTTGCAAAAGACGGCGTTAAATCTTTGGTCAACTCATGGGCGGTGGACAACGCTGTATTTATTCCTGCAGGTAATCTTGGTTTGGTTCATAGTGCTTTCAATAATGAAGTTCTAATGGGACAGCCTTCAGTTTACCAATACGGCAGTATCATGGGAGTTCAGATTATGCAATGGTTCCAACGTCGTCCGATGACAGAGTATACAGCAGCTGAGTTTATCGGTATTCCTGGGCACTCTCAAGTGAAAAACGTGGTGATCCTCCAAACTGAAACGGTGTAACGATGACAAAAAAAGAAGCCTTTTTGAATGTAGTGCAAGTTGGGTCGGTAGATGAAAGCACCGCCCAGCTGTACTTATTGGCCTCAAAGATAAACGGTGACGACGAATATACGGGTGATCTTGCTGAGCTGGAAAAGTGTGCAATCCCGTGTCTTCAATCCCTTTTGCCAGTCACTTCCCAAGGGGAAGGGGCATGGTCCGAGGGTCGAAACGTTGAGGGTATAAAACAAAGGCTTCTTTTTTTAGCGCGTAAGTATTCGGATAAGGCAGCTTTGGCCGAATTGACTCCAACTATTAAGCGAATCAGGAAATGGTAAAGAAACGGGCTCATTTTATTCGGTACAAGGAAGTATCAGTTGTCGGTGGTGGTCGTGATGAAAATGGAGATTGGATTGAAGGAGAGGTAACGGAGACGCCCATCACAATAAGCTGCAGGGCCGACGTCAATACAGCTGGTCGAACGGTTCCGAATTATGAAGGTCAGGATTTCGTCTATAGTTATGAGATCTTCCTTGATAAGATGCCTGACAGTTTGAAAAAGGGAGTGGAGGTTGAGATCTTGAAAGGCGATAAGGTTGTGTTGACTGGGTCAGTGATTATGCCTTTTGAGTATCAAACCCATTGTAGAATATGGATTTAATATGAGAGCACGATTTACGCCTAAGCAAGTCCGCGAATACCTCGAAATTGAGAAAATGAAGTTTCATCGCGCAGTGGTGAAGGAGCTTAGTAAGGCGGGCAAAGAGTTCGTGAGGTTGGCAAGGGGAAAGCGCGCCAGTGAGGGTGGATTCAATGACGTTACAGGTAACCTAAGAAGCTCAATTGCTTTCGCTGTCATCTACCGCGGTAAAATTATGGCCAGTAATTATGCTAGTAATGGGACCGCCGAGGGGAAGAACCAGGCCAAAAGACTGATAAGTGAAATGAAATCACAATACTCCGAAGGTTATGCCTTATTAGCGGTGGCTGGGATGGATTATGCGACTAAGGTTGAATCTAAAGGAAAAGATGTGATTTCCGGATCATCTCTCATAGTGGAAGAAATGCTGAGGACAGCAATAGATAAACTGAAAAATGATTACAAGTAGCGAAGCTGTTGATATACTTTATTTGTACTTGAAAGGTTCCGAATTATTCTCTGATTCTAAGAAACCTACAGGAGAATTATGTAAAGGCGATCGAAAGGAAAATTCAAAACTTGAAGATGTCGTAATCAATACCTTGGGACTAAATCGTAATCCCGTTCAAAGTGGATTTATCTATCTCAACCTCTACGTTAAGAACCTTGATCCTTTAAGAGTTCCTGACATTGGTACCGGCAAGAATATGCGTGATACTGCTAGGCTGAAATATCTTTCAAAACTCGCACAGAAAGTCCTTGAGGGAGATAATGGTGAATTATGGATTGGGCAAGATGTGTGCTTTGAGATCGAGTCTGATACAATCGAAGAGGATGGGGATATGCACTATGCGAGCTTTAAAATAGAATTTATATCAATTAGATAATTTAAAAAAGAAATAAGATGGCTAGAAAAAAGAATATTTTGGGCCTTAAAATCGTTTTGATGGGCGCTATCGGAGCTGATGGTGGTATGGGCACGGCCCTTACTGAAATCCTCGGCGATACTGTGAAGGGGTCAGCATCCCTCATTCTTAACGAAGGTACGACTGAAACCTTGGAGGTAGAGGAGTATGATGAGGCATTTGATGAGGTTGATACAGCGCCTGCAAAATGGGTATTCCAACTTGAATCCTACAACGTGTCGGCGAAGGCACTTAGTGAGTTGGGCGGTGGTGAATTTACTGCCGGTGCTTCCGGCGCTGGGGACAGTATTGAGATGGATGTTCCGGAGGCAGTGGAATTGTCCGTTCAAATTGAAACCCGTAATGGAGCTAAATTTGAAATCCCTCGCATGAAAGTGCGTATTAAACCACAATTCGACTTTATGAAGGCGCAATTCGGTAAAGTAATCATTACCGGGACGCCATTGAAGCCAACGAAGGCAGGAGTAGCGACAATCACGAAGATCGATGCTGCAGCATAATAACAACGGCTAGCGTGTCTAGCCGTTTTATTTTCTCTTTACATGGAAGAAAAAGACATCAAAAAAAAGGCAATCAAAACACTTATTGATGCAAGCGAGGAAATTACCATTCCTCTTTTGCCACGAAATTGGTTTGATAGCCTCCTTCAAAAGATACGCTTGAAGAAAAAGGAGCTGAAATTCAATCTTCGAAAAATCCGTGTCGGTAATCGCGAGCGGATTGCCGCTAAACTATTTGATTTTCCTGAGTTCGAGCGGGACCAAACATACATCTATAAGCGCGTATTCCAATTGACCGTTGATCATCAAGAGACAATGAATTACGTAGTTGCTGTGGCTTTACAGAATGATCGTAATGAGCCATCAAAGCAGCTATTGGATGCTGTGAAGTGGATCGATGACAAGTTATTTGCGTACATACTAGAACAAGCAATAAGCTCTGTTGACGTAGAAAATTTTTTGAGCTCTATCGTCGTAATCTCCGGAACGGCAAAGTTGATGAAAACGGAGAACCAATTGACGAGCCTGTAAACCTGGGGGATAATAGCCCATGGTACCGAATACACGATTATAGAAAATATTACCGAGAGAAAAGAGATTACGTCCTATGGCAACTTAGCTGGGACAATATGATAATGGAATTACTCGCTGTTCCATCTGCGGAAGAAAATAATGAGGTGGAAACACAGGAGGAAGAAGACGAATTTTTCAAACAAATAATGTGATTTTCACATTTTTTACATTATAGCGAATGAGATTAGATTGGGATGCGTATATCAGAGATACTGAGTTCATGGCGACTATCCGCCGTATTGAACAACGAGTAAATGACCTTTCTCGTAATGTAAATAATAGGGGTAGGGATATGGAGGCTGTATTTGATCGTTTAGCGCGAACAGCCACGGCATTTCTCTCTGTAAACATGATGGAAAATTTCATTTCCAAGATGATCTCTGTTCGTTCCGAGTTCCAACAACTGGAAATAGCCTTCACAACCATGCTTGGGAGTAAGGAAAAAGCCGATAAATTAACTCAAGATCTTATCCAGTTCGCAGGTACAACACCCTTCGGAATGAAGGACACGGCTGACGCTACAAAGCAATTACTTGCTTATGGTTCCGAGGCAGGAAACGTAAAGAATGAATTAAGGATGCTTGGGGACGTTGCTTCCGGGGTATCTCAACCAATCGGAGAGCTTGTATATCTCTATGGAACTTTACGAACACAAGGTAGGGCCTATATGATGGATATTCGCCAATTCGCAGGCCGTGGTATTCCAATTTACCAGGAGCTTGCCAAAGTTCTTGGCGTAAGCAAAGACCAAGTTAATGCCCTTGTTACGGCTGGTAAAGTAGGGTTTAAGGAGGTCGAGCAAGCTTTCAAAAATATGACCGCCCAAGGTTCTATGTTTGGCGGGTTGATGGAAGCTCAGTCCCACACTATCCAGGGAAACCTTGAGCGTCTGGGTGACGCGTTTGACCAAATGTTGAACTCAATGGGTAAGGACTCTGAGGGAGTTATTGGGTTAGCGATCTCGGGGCTATCCACCCTCGTTGAAAATTATGATAAAGTCCTAGCAATTATGCTTGGGCTTGTCACCACATATGGCGTCTACAAAGCCGCTCTTATTGCCACTGCTGCATGGGAAAGCTCATTGACCCTCATAACCACTGCCAGACGTGTTGCCGCCCTTGCACTTGGTACCAGCGTTGCAAGTCTGACCGCCGTAGAGGTATTGCATTACACCGCCCTTATCATCGCGGAAAAGGCGCAGCGACTTCTTAATGCTACGATGTTGGCAAATCCATATATTGCCGTCGGGGCTGTAGTTGCAGGTCTAATTGTGACAATGTACTCCCTAGAAAAGAGTTTGACAGCTTCGCAGCAAGCACAGCAAAACTTCACAGACGGTAATCGTAAGGCTATTGAGTCTATGGAGGCTATGAAGACCAAGGCTACCGAGTTAACTAACATTGTTAGGGACAAAACAGCTACTGATTTTCAAACAAACAAAGCCTATGAAGAGCTGCAACGACTATATCCGAATTTACTGGCTAATATGTCCAAAGAGGCCTTTCTGAAAGAGGAGTCGACCAAACTGCAAAAGGAACTTAACAACGAAAATGATAAGTCGAGCCTTTCTGTTTTATCGAATCGTTATGATGAAGCGAAGAACAAGGTAGCTGCAATGACGAAAGAGTTGGAAGGGCTTAAGGTTGCTATGAGGAACGACGGTAGTGGAGGCTCCGGAGCAGCATATTCTAAACTGTATAAAGAACTTGAAGCTGCAAAAATAGAGGCGGGATTGTTAGGTGAAGAACTTCGTAAGCAACAACAGGAATACGCTTATTCGTTAATGAACGACGATCAAAAATTGCAATTCCTACAAGCTCAAAAAGCGGAAATAGAAAAACAAAGGGACGCGATACTCAAAGTCAATCCGCAAATCAATGACCAGAACGCAATATTTGGTATCATCCAGGATAAGACACTTACCATTGCATCAAATCTAAATAGCTGGAACCTTGTTCGCTTCAATAATGAGCTGACAGATATTTTAGGAAAAATTAAAGGGATTGAAGATGCGAATAAAAAAGACCCAAATGCAGGTGTAAGGTCTGAAAATTGGTTCAACGATGAAATTAAAAAGTTAAAAGAAGCTAACGCTCCACTAAGTGTGTACAGCCCAGAGTATAAGGCCAATTTGGCGCAAATTAAAAAGCTGGAAGATGAATTAGCCAAAGCTCAAGGTAAAGAAAAGAACACTAGCGCTCGCCAAGCTACTCAAGTTTACAATGCTCAAGAACGCTATTTGGGTATACTTAAGGATATTGAAAAAACAAAATCGGAATACAGCACTTCCCAACTTTCCCGTGATCAACAAGAGATCGCAGGCATAAAGGCGAGATACAAAGTGTTGCAGGATGAAATAGCAAAATTCAATCGAAATCCGAAAAATAAAAAGAAAATATCAGCAGGACAGATCCAGGAAGTTAACGACGTACGGGACAGAGAAATTCAGGACACGATCTACAAGCAGCAAACTGAAAAAAGGCTGAATGCTTATCAAAATGATTACGACAACTATGTAAAGTATGAGGATCTGAAAAGAGAATATGGAGATAAGGTTGCCGATGCTCAATTAGGTCAATACAAAGGCACTTTTGAGAAGATTGCGGGCGAATATGGCGGCTTACTGACCAAGCAAAAGACTGTTGGTCTTAATGTATTCGAAAAAGATCGCCTCGATAGGCTTTTTGAGATCATTAAAGACAATGGTAAGCGGTTGAAGGAGTACGATACAACGCAGTACACCGAAGCTTTAAAGGCAGCTCAGACACTCAATGACAAGATTCTCGAAATTGAAAAGGATCACCAAAAAAAGATGAAGGAACTTCGAGATAAGGGAGAATTAACACCTGAACGTGAAAAAGTTCTGAATAAAGATAAAGACCTTAAAATTTCCAAACTCGCGACAGACGAACTAACCAGCTCAATTGAATGGGAAAAATTGTTTTCAGGCATGGATGAGATGGGAGCGAAGCAGATCGAAAAACTCATATCTATTATTCAAAAGAACTTCGAAAAGCTCAAAGGTAAGTTCGATCCTATCGATCTCGAAAATTTAAAAAGGCAATTAAGAGAGGCGCAAGATACCTTGATAGGTAAAAATCCATTCGCGGAATTAGGCCGGGCGTTAAGTGGAATATTCAAAGGAGCATCGGAAGAGAGTGGCCAGACTGCCGAAGACATTCGAAATCATTGGAAAACATTGTCTAAAGCAACAGCGAAAAGCTTTGACTTTATCGCAGATGCAGTTAATTCAGCTGAATTTCTCCGAGAGGCCTTAGGGGATGTTGGGGAAGTTGCGATGGGTAGTTTAAGTGCTATCGCAGCAACAGCGGATGCCGTTTCCCTTGCAATGCAAAAGGCCGAGACAGCCTCGGTTATATTGGCAATCATAAAAGCTGCCCTAGTCGTTATGCAAGCTGTCACCTCAATTTTGGATCGAGGTTCGAAGAAACGTAATGAGGAACTTAAAAAAGAACAAGAATACTACAATACTCTATCTGAGACGTTCGACATACTTATTGATAAGCAGAAGGAACTTTTTGCCGTAAAATCGAACAAAGAGTCAATGGATGCTTATAGGGAAGCCCTTGATCTAGTTAACTCTAAATTGATTGCGAATCGAAAAAGCCTTGAAGCTTGGTTTTCTCAGGGTGCAAGCCTGTTCAAGCATTCGAACTGGTATAATTACGACAAAGAGCTTGGCGATGTAATTAGCAGACAGCAACTCCTGAATATGACCAGTCAAGAGTGGGAAAATCTTTTATTAAAACAGCCTGAAATCTGGGCCCGCTTACCGGAAGAAGTCCGCAAGTATGGACAAAGTATGATTGATGCTAAGGAGCAGGCGAAAGACTTGAAGGATGCGTTGCAAGAAGCATTGTCCGGAATATCAATGGATGATATCAAGGGAGAGTTTGAAAACTTGTTTTCCCAGGCGGACCTTACATTTGGGGATATATCAGATTCCTTTTACAAGCATATGCAGAAAGCCGTAATGCGCTTGGTTCAAGATGGAAAGATGACCGACAGTATCAATGAGTGGTACAAAATGGTGACCGAATCAATGGAGGATGGCGACCTTACTAAGCAAGAATCTGATACTCTTAAGGCGCAATATAAAGCTATTGCAGAAGCTGGGAATAAGCGATATCAGGAAATAATGGACTTAATAGGCTATGAAGGAGATACCAAATCGTCCGGCTTAAAAAGTTCAATCCAGCGAGATTTAACAGAGAGCACCGCAAGTGAGTTGGCTGGCCTTGAAAGATCATCATTTGATATAACTAAAAGGATATTTGAAGATGGGCAGAAAAGGACGGCTTTATTAATACAATGTCTTGCGGCTAACAATAGTAAGTTAGCTGCTCTAAATGCGATCCAGGTTAACACCGCCGACACAGTAAAGGAGCTGAAAAGTGCTGTTAGTGAATTGCAAACGATGAATAAGAATATAGGGGGAAGGTATTAATAAATAAAAAATCCCCTCGGTACGGAGGGGATTATGCTGATGCTTGTAAATCCTTATATAGGTTCTCAATCTCTTTAAAGACCTCTAAGATTCTTTCTATACCTGGACAATCATGGTGATATATAAGAGATGTGTAAACATGTCGATCACCTTCAACTATAACATTGTCATACTTTACTAAATCATCTTTAAAATCACATTCCTCATGCCATTTAGTAAATGTTTTATGTCTTCCAGCGGCTTTATCTCCTTCTTCACTACAAATATAAATTACACACTTATCCTTAAAAGCGAAAAAAGTTTTTACAATTTCATACACTGTCGCTTTTATTCGAGGATCATGACCTGGTTTAATGCACTCGCCCCTCAGGATACTAAGGGTGTATAAGTTGTCAAAATTCTCGCTAGATAATAAAGTTAAATTATGGTCTTCTGTAAAAGCAATTCTATAGTGAATGTCTTTATCAGTGGAAAAAGAGTAGATAAATTCTTGCCCCTCTTCCTTTTCGAAATTATAATGGTTTGGCAAGCTTTACTCCTTTTGCTTCCAATTCTTCCTTAGTAATTTCCCCTTTCAAAAATTTAAGAGTTTCCTCTTTCTGCGCAAGAGCTCGGTTAATGGCCTCCATTACCTTCTCTTTTGTGATTGTAGGTTTCATGACGATAATTCTCTTGTGTATGCTCATAATCTATTTAGAACTACTGTTTCCCATAAAAGGTTTAAAAATAGTGCCAAATAATAAGTATATACTAGAGAAAACTGTGATCATGCAGCCGCTCTAGAACATGCTTATGAAACAAGTTTAAAGTATAATTTTTAAATTGTCAATACTTAATTTAAAAGTACCTATATATAGAGTAGCAGTAAAAATAATAGTTATAATAGATGCTAATAGATATAAATAGATACACTTTTTAGCCCCGTACAAAAGTTTTTATAAAATTGGTGCTCGCCAAACATGTCCAAACAAAATAAACTCTTACAAACAAGATAAATAATGTTAAACAAAGTGAAATAAAATTGTCACTTTTTTAGGACATTGTATATATGTAACATGTAATGGGTGACATCCTTACCAAAACCGTAATTTTCCTCAATAATTTATTCCATATATTTGGGAGAAAAAAATAAATATGAAAAGTATATTAATCGTTTTTATGTTGTTAGGAGGATTAGGGATTGTCCAGGCACAAGATATAACCCAAGTTGGGGCCTCAATAAATGGTACAAAGGTTACTATTAATGACAAAAATCCTGTAGGCTTTAAAGACAGTATCGATGGTGTAAATTTTAGAGTTGGAACAATAAGTGATGTGGGGGTGAATGTAGATGTAGCAAATAATTCTGATGACATGGTTTCTTTTTCATACAGTGACAGCTATTTCATTGTGGATGGTAAGACTGAAACGATTATTTCCGGAAAGACTTTGATGATCAATAAAGACAAACCTATCCAGGACGTCAAGATTGCTCCAAATACTTCTGTTAGATTGGAATTAATTAACAAGGAGCGTACCGAAGATTACGGTGCAATTTGGTATATGTTTAGTAACAAGAAAGCCAACAGCGTATTTAAAAATAATAAAGCGTCAGACAAGGTCTCGATGGTATTAGTTCTAAGAAAGGAGAATGGAGATAAAATTAAAAAAGAAATTATCTTTACAATTCGAGGTTCAGCTGAACTGAAAGAAATAAAGAAAGCACAGAAAACATCTTAG